AAACGAGCGTGGACTCTATCCGACGACACAGAAGTCAGGGAAGTTGTATTCGAAGACGGACTTCTACGGATCGTACTTGGGAAAATAGTTCCAGAACATCACGCACGTAAGGACTATCTCTAAATAGAATTGAATATCGTCGGCGCAGACGGAGAGGCAACTGGCAAAACCCAGTTGACGCCTCTCTTTTTTGTTGATAGAATATCTGGAGGTATAAGAGTAAAATGACCGTAAAACTATCCCTACTTAAATCTGGTGAAGATGTAATTGCAGATATCCAGGAAATGGTTATTGATGAAAGAGTTGTTGGATATTTCTTTGGTAACCCATGTATTGTAAAAGTTCTTGCAAAGAACTATGATGATTCTGGAAATCAATCAAAAACTCCTTGTCAATTGCAGTTGACTCCATGGATGCCACTTACGAATGATGAAAAAATTCCAGTTTCTCCAGATTGGGTGGTTACAATTGTAGAACCAATGCCACAACTTAAAGAAATGTATGAAAAAGGAGTATTGAAAAATGTCGAAAGTAATCAAGATTCTAGCACTGTCGAACAGTCAGATTCTAATCAGTCAGATTGAAGAAGTTGGTGCTGATATAGGAGAACCTGATTGCAAACTGGTAGATCCATTTGTGGTTAAAAGTGATAAGACACTCGAACCATTTCTTTGTGGATATACAAAACAAGATACATTTATGATGAGTTCGGACAAGATTTTGACACTTGCAGATCCAACTCCAACTCTACTTGAAAAATATGAGGACTTGATTAAAGAATGAGATTTTACACTAATGTTCAGTTGATTGGAAATCAGTTTTTGGTTCGTGGAGTAGATAATGGTAAAAGATTTGAGACAAGAGATGAGTTCTTCCCAACTCTCTTTGTAAAAACTAAAAAAGATTCTAAGTATAGAACATTAAGTGGAGAAGCAGTAGAATCAATCAATCCCGGAACTGTGCGGGATTGTCGTGAGTTCTATAAAAAGTATGATGAGATTGATGGTTTTGAGATTTATGGAAATGATCGTTATATCTATCAGTACATCTCAGAGAAATACCCTGAAGACGAAATCAAGTTTGATATCAGTAAAATCAAACTTGTAACTCTGGATATTGAGGTTGCTTCGGAAGAAGGATTTCCTGATGTAGAATCTTGCTCTGAAGAAATCCTTGCAATTACAATTCAGGATTATACAACTAAAGAGATTACTACTTGGGGTATTAATCCATTTAATAACAAACAAAGTAATGTAACTTATCATCACTGCCCAAGTGAGTATGAGTTATTAAATCACTTCATCAACTATTGGATGGTTGATGTTCCTGATGTTGTGACTGGTTGGAACATTCAGTTGTATGATATTCCTTACATTTGTAAGCGTCTCAATCGTGTTCTTGGGGAGAAACTGATGAAACGTTTCTCTAACTGGGGACTTGTAACTGAAGGTGAAACTTACATCCAAGGACGTAAGCATACAACATTTGATGTTGGTGGATTGACTCAACTTGATTATCTTGATCTTTATAAGAAGTTTACTTATAAAGCACAAGAATCATATCGTCTTGATTATATTGCTGAAGTTGAACTTGGTCAGAAGAAACTTGATCACTCAGAGTTTGATACCTTCAAAGATTTTTATACTCAAGGTTGGCAAAAGTTTATTGAGTACAACATCGTTGACGTGGAACTTGTTGACCGTTTGGAAGACAAGATGAAACTCATTGAACTTGCTTTGACGATGGCATATGACGCTAAAGTAAATTATGCTGATGTCTTCTATCAGGTTCGTATGTGGGACAACATTATCTACAACTACTTGAAGAAAAGAGATATTGTTATTCCACCTAGAAGTAAATCTCAAAAGAATGAAAAGTATGCTGGTGCTTATGTAAAAGAACCAGTTCCTGGTAAGTATGATTGGGTTGTAAACTTTGACCTTAATTCACTGTATCCGCATCTTATTATGCAGTACAACATTTCTCCAGAAACTCTGATTGATGAAAGACATCCAACTGCTACTGTTGATAAAATCTTAAATCAACAAATTAGTTTTGAGATGTATAAGGACTATGCGGTATGTGCTAACGGAGCAATGTTCCGCAAAGATATTAGAGGATTTCTTCCTGAACTGATGGAAAAGATGTATCAGGATCGTGTCATCTTTAAGAAGAAGATGATTGAAGCAAAAAAAGAATATGAGAAAACCAAAAACAAAGAACTTGTAAAGGAGATTGCTCGCTGTAATAATATTCAGATGGCAAAGAAGATTTCTTTGAACTCTGCTTATGGTGCTATTGGTAATCAGTATTTTCGTTATTATAAACTTGAGAATGCGGAGGCAATTACTTTAAGTGGTCAAGTGTCTATCCGATGGATTGAAGGTAAAATGAATTCTTACATGAATAAAGTTCTTAAAACACAGGATGTTGATTATGTTATTGCTTCAGATACTGATTCCATTTATCTTAATATGGGTCCTTTGGTTGAAACTGTATACAAAGGAAGAGAGAAAACTACTGAGGGCATTGTCTCGTTCCTTGATAAGGTCGCTTCGTTGGAACTTGAAAAATATATTGAAAGTTCTTATCAAGAACTGGCGACATATGTAAATGCATACGATCAGAAAATGCAGATGAAGCGAGAGAACATTGCTGATCGTGGTATCTGGACTGCGAAGAAGCGATACATTCTTAATGTGTGGAATAGTGAAGGAGTTGCTTATTCAGAACCTAAACTAAAAATGATGGGTATTGAGGCTGTTAAGTCATCAACACCAGCACCTTGTCGCAAGATGATTAAGGATGCACTAAAGTTGATGATGAGCGGAACTGAAGAAGATGTTATTGACTTTATTGAAAATGCAAGAAAGGAGTTTAAATCACTTCCTCCCGAACAAATCTCATTTCCTCGCTCTGCATCAGATGTTGTAAAGTATCAATCTTCTTCTGATATTTACATCAAAGGAACTCCTATTCATGTTCGCGGAGCACTTTTATATAATCACTATATCAAACAGAATAAACTAACAAATAAATATTCTCTTATACAAAATGGTGAAAAGATTAAGTTTATCTATTTGAAGAAACCAAATAGTATTCATGAGAATATTATTTCTTTTATTCAGGAGTTTCCAAAAGAACTTAACCTTGACAAATACATAGATTATGACTTACAATTTGAGAAAGCATTTCTAGAACCACTCAAGATTATCCTTGATGCTATTGGGTGGAATGTAGAAAAAACTGTAAACCTTGAACTATTTTTTGCTTAATGGACTTGCCGATTAATGATGAAGAACTGAATACTATTATTAATGCAATGACTCTTGGGGGAGACACTGCATTGTTTCAAAAACTTAAATTAGTAAAAGAACTGAGAGAGCAGGGTTTGCCTTATAAAAAGATACTTCGTGAACAATACGGGATGGTGGCTTGATGGATTTTCTTAAAGAAATTGTAAAAGAAGTCGGTGGCGAGTATACACAACTTGCAGCAGACATTGATGAAACTGAAACTTATGTTGACACAGGTTCGTACATTTTTAATGCACTGGTTTCAGGTAGCATATTTGGTGGTGTATCTGGCAATAAGATTACTGCTATTGCTGGAGAATCTAGTACTGGAAAGACTTTCTTCTCACTCGCCGTTGTTAAGAATTTTCTTGATTCCAATCCCGATGGTTATTGTCTCTATTTTGATACTGAAGCCGCTATTAATAAGTCACTTCTAGAATCTCGTGGGATTGATTTGAGTCGTCTGGTTGTGGTAAATGTCGTAACCATTGAAGACTTTCGCGGTAAAGCACTTAAAGCTGTAGACCTATACTTAAAAAAACCTGTAGAAGAACGCAAACCTTGTATGTTTGTGCTAGATTCTCTAGGTATGCTTTCTACAGAGAAAGAAATTACTGATGCGCTAAACGATAAACAAGTTCGTGATATGACTAAATCACAACTTGTTAAAGGTGCATTTCGAATGCTCACACTTAAACTAGGACAGGCAAATGTTCCACTCTTGGTCACAAATCATACATATGATGTCATCGGAGCTTATGTACCAACGAAAGAAATGGGAGGAGGCTCTGGACTCAAATACGCAGCCAGTACGATCATTTATCTCAGCAAAAAGAAAGAAAAGGATGGAACAGAAGTGGTCGGCAATATTATCAAAGCTAAGACTGCTAAATCGCGTTTGAGTAAGGAAAATAAAGATGTGGAGATTCGTCTGTTTTATGATGAACGCGGTCTAGATCGATATTATGGATTACTTGAACTTGGTGAGATTGGCGGTCTCTGGAAGAATGTCGCAGGTCGTTATGAGATTGATGGTAAGAAAATCTATGCAAAACAAATCCTAAAAGAACCTGAAGTTTATTTCACTGAAGAAGTGATGCAACAATTAGATCAAATCTCACGAAAGGAATTTAGTTATGGAGAAAGTTGAGTTTCTAGTTCTTAGAAACCTTTTACATAATGAAAAATATTTAAGAAAAGTAGTACCGTTCATAAAATCAGAATACTTTGAAGACCAAAATCAAAAAATAGTATTTGAAGAAATACTTAAGTTTGTTCAAGAGTATAATGAACCTGCAACAAAAGAAGTTCTTTGCATTGAAGTAGAGAATCGTCAAGATATTAATGACACATCTTTTAGAGAAATCACTCAAATTATTAGTTATCTTGATGATGTTCCAACTGAATTTAATTGGTTGGTTGATACCACTGAAAAGTGGTGTAGAGATCGTGCAATCTATCTTGCTCTCATGGAGTCAATCCATATTGCGGATGGTAAAGATGAAAAGAAAAATCGTGATAGTATTCCCAGTATTCTGTCAGATGCTCTTGGTGTATCTTTTGACACACACATTGGACATGATTATCTGTTAGATTATGAGCAACGTTATGAATCGTATCACAAGAAAGAAGAGAAGATTGAATTTGATCTTGAATACTTTAATAAAATCACAAAAGGTGGTTTACCTAATAAGACTCTCAACATCGCTCTTGCTGGTACGGGTGTCGGAAAAAGTCTCTTTATGTGCCATGTTGCTGCTTCCGTCTTATTGCAAGGCAGGAACGTTCTCTATATCACTCTTGAAATGGCGGAGGAACGAATTGCTGAGCGAATTGATGCGAACCTATTGAACGTTCCCATTCAAGATATTTCCGAACTTCCAAAACAGATGTTTGAGAGTAAGGTTACAAATCTTGCAAAGAAAACTCAAGGACAACTTATTATCAAAGAGTATCCTACTGCTTCTGCTCACTCGGGACACTTTAAAGCACTTTTAAATGAACTTGCTCTAAAGAAATCATTCCGTCCAGACATTATTTTTATTGATTATCTGAACATCTGTGCTTCTTCAAGGTATCGTGGTGGTAGCAATATCAACTCTTATACCTTTGTGAAGTCAATCGCAGAAGAACTTCGTGGTCTTGCTGTGGAGTTTAATGTTCCTATCGTAAGTGCTACTCAAACTACCCGTAGTGGTTATGGTTCTTCTGATGTAGAACTAACTGATACTTCTGAGTCGTTTGGTCTTCCTGCAACTGCTGACTTGATGTTTGCATTGATTTCTACAGAAGATCTTGAAGGTCTTGGCCAAATTCTGGTCAAGCAACTTAAGAACCGATACAATGATCCTACCATTCATAAACGTTTCGTGATTGGTATTGATCGAGCAAAAATGCGTCTTTACGATTGCGAACAATCTGCTCAACAAGATATCCTTGACAATGGAAAGGATGAAGAGTATGATTATGAAGAAAAGAAACCTAAAAAATCATTTGAAGGATTTAAATTTTAATGACTATTGATCTTAATAAGTATGTGGAGTTTGTTGATGCAACCACATCAAACCCCAGCAAACAATATAGTGAGTTTCTCAAGCGTCTTCACAATCTTGAAGTCGAAGGATTTCCTACCGAGCGACTGCTTACTGCTGCTGTAGGAATGTCTGCTGAAGCAGGAGAATTTACTGAGATTGTAAAGAAGATTGTATTCCAAGGTAAACCAGTAAATGAAGAAAATCTATTTCACCTAAAGCGTGAACTTGGTGATATTATGTGGTATGTTTCTCAGGCATGTATTGGACTTGATATTTCTCTTGAAGAAGTAATCCAAATGAACTTTGAGAAACTGAGTGCTCGTTATCCTGAAGGTGCATTTACTATTGAGCGTTCTGAAAATCGTAAGGAGGGAGACCTGTGAATAAAGTAACTATTGAAATGGATGTTCGTGCTGCAGCAGCAGTCCGTCAAGTTCTCTTTGATGCACAGAAAGGATATAGCGTTGATGCTACTTGCCCTGAACGTGTATTTGAAATCCGTGAAGTGATTGCTAACATTGATGATGCAATCAGTCAAGTAGTTGAGTAACTCTTTACATTCTTTTTTTATAAATAACTAAAAAAGAATTTGTAAAAAATGGATCCTAAAGAACTTAGAGGTTTGTGCGAAGCATATACTGCAGTATATGACGAAGATCTTAGAGATGAACTCGAAGAAATGTCAGATGAATTTGCTGGCATTGAAAATCTTTCAGATGAACAAATCGATGTAATTGTAGAAGAAACAATTGATGAGATGCTTGATGAAGGATATGACTTTGATGAAGTCGAAGAGATCTTTGAAGAAGTTCTTTCTGAAGCAGCAAGAGGAATGGATCGCGCTGCAGCAAGACGTGAGTATATGAGATCCTCTGAGGCGGCAGCTAAGGAAGCAAGAAAGCGCGGCGCTGCAGTTGTTAAAAAGGAAAAGAGAGCAGAAAAAATTGCTAAAGTAAAGGGTGCAGTTAAGTCAGCACTTGGTAAAGCAAAAGCAGCAGTTAAATCTGGAGTTTCAAAAGCAAAAGAAGCGGGAAAAGAAGCAAAGTTTCGTGCAGTTGACAAACCAGTTGCTGCATATGCAACTAAGAGAAATCTTCACCCTGCAGCAGGAATGGCTGCAAGATCAAAAGATCCTGCAAAGAGAAGAGGACTTCGTGCAAAAGTTGCTGCAGACATTAAGGGCAGAATTCAAAAGAAAATTGCTAAAGCACAGGTAGATACTGCTGCAGCAGCAAGAAAAGCGGGACAAGCAGCATCTGATGTTGCAGGAAGAGCAAAGCAAAGTGCTAAGAATCTTGCAGCAAGAACCAAGCGTAGTGCTAAGAGCATGGTTGGTAAGGCAGCAAGATCAGTTGCAACTGGCGCTGGAAGAGTTGCATCACGACTTGGTGAAGATGTTGATGTATTTGATACCGTTCTTGAATATCTTCAAACTGAAGGATATGAAAATCCTGAGCAAATGATGACTCAGCTTTCAATTGAAGAAGTTGATGCTATCCTTGAAGCAACCTACTCTGCAAAGGCAGCAAGAGCAGGTAAAGATATTGGTAAACCAGGTAAACAGTTTGCACAGATTGCTGCCTCTGCTGCAGAGCGTTATGGATCTGAAGAGCGTGGTAAAAAAGTAGCAGGTGCAGTTCTTGCAAAACTCCGTGCTAATCGTGGTTGATATAAACTTGAAAATTTGATAATAAAAAAGGAGGGATAAAACCCTCCTTTAACTTTATTTGGAACTTACAAAATCATTAATGATTTCTGCTTGTTCTAGAACTTGATTGAGTGATGGAAAATCTGGGTAATCCATCGGTACTTCTTTTTTCTCAACTTCATTCCAACGAACAGCAGTATCATATTCTACACTAAACTGGTCGTTCAACATATTGTATGCTTGCTTAAAGATTTCAAAGCGAAGTTCATAAGGTGTCATAGGTATTCTCCTAATGTGTGTGATGTGTGTTTCCACGGAGATATTATAGCACACTATAAATAACCATGGAAGGTTGCTCTAACCCCTTGACTTTTTAGTTGGGGGGTTTTATAATCTTTAGATTCGGGGATATAGCTCAGTTGGTAGTAGCACTTGCTTTGCAAGCAAGATGTCATCGGTTCGAGTCCGATTATCTCCATAAATAATAGGAAATAGTGAAAAAATAAATAAAAGTATAAGATTAAACAATATGAAGAGTTTTTTCCAATTTCTAACTGAGGCAGGACAGTCGCAAGCATCTCTGCAAGCGAAGAAGTTGAACCTCAAGAGTGATGGGCACGGCGGATGGTTAGATACCCGTGGAGAATTTGTTGCGAAAACAGAAAGTGGAAAACTAGTATTTTATGATAAGGGCAGAGTAGAAGGTGGTAAGGATCAACCAAAAGGTGCAATAGGAAAATCGGCAGCAACTCCATTACCAAAAGCAAAACAAAAACCAGCGCCTACATTAAAACCACCAACAAAATCAGCACCAACTGCTGATGTTCCTATAGATAGTGATACTTTAACGGTTGCATTTGGTCGTTTTAATCCACCAACAGTAGGACACGAGAAACTATTAAAGTCAGCAAGAAAAGCAGCAACTGGTGGAGACCTTAAGATTTATCCATCAAGAACTCAGGATCCAAAAAAGAATCCTCTTGATCCTGATATGAAGATTTCGTTTATGAAGAAGATGTTCCCTGATTTTGAAGAGAATATTATTAATGATGATGAAATGAGATCGATCTTTAATGTATTGATTGCAGCAGCAGAAGCAGGATATGCAAATGTTAATATCATTGTTGGTTCTGATCGCCAAGCAGAGTTTGAAAATCTTGCACAGAAATATAATGGAGACCTTTATAACTTTGATTTGATTCGTGTAATCTCTGCTGGTGTAAGAGATGCTGATGCTGAAGGTGTGGAAGGAATGTCAGCATCTAAAATGAGAAAGGCTGTAATGGATAATGACTTTGATTCTTTCCGTAAAGGAACTCCAAAGACCTTAGATGATGGCGACACTCAAGCACTTTTTGATGCAGTCCGTCAGGGAATGGGTGCGAAGAAAAAGAAAAAGGTTGCAGAACTTTGGCAGATTGCACCAAAGTTTGATACAGAAACTCTTCGTGAAAATTATGTTAGAGGTAAAATCTTTAGAATTGGTGATGTTGTTGAGAACTTAAATACTGGATTAATTGGTGAGATTATTCGTAGAGGAACAAACTATCTTATTTGTGTGACTGAGGATGAGTATATGTTCAAGTCCTGGATTCGTGATGTAATGGAAGCAGAAGTACCATCAACCAATTTGAAGAATCTTGTTAAAAAAGCAGTGAACAGAAAAGATCATAATATTGACGGATTTGTAGATAAAGAAGATCCAAAAGTTGGTCCTTATGGAGCCTTTATTCCTCAAGCAAGGAATGTTCCAAAAAGTTTCAGAGAAGCATATCAAGAGAAAAGAGTTGAGAGTAAAATGAGAGCACCTGGAAAACCAAATACGCTTGCAGGAACTGGTGGGTTTTTTAAGTATGCTGTTGATATGACACCTGGATTTGAAAAAGGAGATCCAACAAATCTACAATATGGAGCAAAACCTTATAGTGGATATAACCAAACAAATATTAGGAATTTCATAAATAAGTATAAAGTTAAGAAGTAGTAGTATTACAATGTCTATTAATCCGCTGAATGATATTTCTCAGGTTTATTTGGAGCAGGTTGCTTTTCAAGAGGCAAAAGTAGATAAAATGCTACCAGATCATCAAAGATCTGCTGCTAGAAATGCAAGATATGATAATCCAGATGGTGCTCTTGAATTGGGTGGTGGAATTCAGAGAGCAAGGAGAGTAGCACACATAGAAAGAGATGAGTTAAATAAGGATGCAAAAGACATTCGTAGAGGTAGATTAGGTGGACCTCAGTTTCAAGGAGAAACTGGAAAAGAAAGAATTGCAGCAGTTAAAAAAGCAAAAGGTATGAAAGAAGCACTTGATCCAGTAGGACAAGAAGATGCTGACATTGATAATGACGGAGATACTGATAAGACCGATAAGTATCTCCATAATCGTCGTAAGGCAATTGGTAAAGCAATTGCAAAGAAGAGAGGGAAGGAAAAGGATGTTAAGGAAGGTTTTTCAAACTGGAGACAAGACCTTTCTGAAGTAATGGATGATACAGAAGCAGGTCAAAAGATCAAAGAAAAAAAAGTAAACAATAAAATTAAAATTAATCCAAAACTTGGAGAAGCAGTAGAAGAGATTGGTGGAACTCTTCTTGAAATGTTTGAGATTGGAAATGCAGAATTAACTGAAGAAGTTGATATTGCTACTGAATATTTTTATGAGCAAGGACTAAATGAAGAAGGTGTTGATATTCTTATTGAAGAACTTGGTCTTGATAGATTTGTAGATTTTGTTTTTGAAATTTCTGAAGAATATACTTTAGTTGAAGCAAGAACTTTAACAGGCAAAAAGAGAAGTCCTGCTACAGGTAAAGATAGGGGAGTTTCTCTAAAAGCAGCACCTGGAAAAAGCACAAAAGCTGCTGTAGAAAAACATGGAACGACGAGAAGATTGTCATCATCACCTTCTGCAACTATTAGAAAGAAATCAGTTGCGGTTAAAAAAGCAGTCGAAAAACAACCAGAAACTAAATCAACTCCATCAGAAACTAAAAAAGGAATCGCAGGAAGAGTAGGTGCTGCTTTAGGTGCTGTTGTTAAGAGAGGTAGAGAAGATATTAAGAGAGTTCAAGATGCTGCACAAACAGCAAGAAATGTAGCAGCACGTAGAGGAGCAGAAGCTGCAGCAGTTTATAGTGCTGCAAGACAATTAGGAAGAAAAGCGGAACAATCTGCCGCTGCTACAAAAGCAAGAAGGAAAGCAACCGTTGCTACAGGGAGAGCTGTACAAGCAGCTACTCCTGTTGTAAAGAAAGCAGTTAAAGCAGGTGCAGCAGGTGCAGGTGCTGGTGCTGGATCTCTAAAAGCAGGTAAATCTCCTGCGGCGGCCGCTGGTAGAGCAGCAGGAACTTTTGTTCGTAGGATGACAAAAGAAGAATTAGAACTTTTAGAGAAAGCAGAAAGTGAGCAACAACAAAAACTTTTTGGACTTGCGCTTTCAGTAAAGAGAGGACAAACTCCAAGATCAGAAGCGAGTGCAGAGGTTCTTAAGATTGTTGATAGTATGAGTGAGAAAAAAATTCGTGACTTTGCAAAAACAAAGCATGAAGGTATCCCTAAAAAAGTAGAAGAAGATCTTCAACCATCAACTCCTCAGCAGTTCGCTGCTCAAAGACAACTTGCAATGGCGCAGAAAAAATTGACTGCTGCAGATCAAATTGCTCTTCAGAAGAAGAAAAAAGATATGCAGCAAGCACAAGAAGAATTTGTTTCTGAAGAAGATTATGATACGATGAAAGATCGTCATCTTGAAAGAGGTGGAATGGGTGCTCGCTCTTCAACTTCTCCCGCAAAAACATCTACTGCAAAACCACAGACAGATGCAGAAAGAAAGTCATCGATGCAAAAGCAGAAAGAAACTGCAAGAAGAGCACTTGAATTAGTAAGACAGCAAACCATATCAAAATATGGTAAAGGGTCTTTAATGTAATTGATTACTAAATAAGCCAGGATACTCTCACACGGAGGACATCATGAGCGCAGTAGTAGCGGTTGTAAAACCGATTCTGATTTCAATTGCGACACATCCAGCAGTTAAAAATCTTGTTATTGAACTTTTAACTAAGTATGTGAAATCAACTGACAATAGTATTGATGATGTAGTTCTTGAATTGGTCAAGGAAAAACTCTTTGCACCACAATCTGAGGGATGATTACCTGCTTTATAACTAACTGGGGAGTAACCATTGCTTTAGGTCTGTTGCTAACTGCCTCTGAGTGGTTAGCAAAAACAAAAAGATTTGAAGAGAATGGATTACTTGATCTTCTAACTCACTTTTTAAAAGTAGTTTTACGCAAGGAGACCAAAAAGTAAAGGTCTCCTTTTTTTATAAATATTATTAGCAAATAATTTTTTACGGAAGAAAGACATGGCACTCTGGGGAAATAACGATGCCGTTGGTTCTGGTGGCACAGTATCTTTAAACTATTCTACTCTTGTTGTAACTGGAACTGGTACAACCTTTGGTCAAACCGGTGCTGCACAAGAAGGTGATGTCATCAGATTTGGTATTCGCGGTGGTGGTGGAACTTATTTTGGAGACGCTGTAATTGTTGGTATTGCCAGCACAACACAGTTGACGATTGGATCAACTGCAGGTCTCAGTGGAGCTGCAATTAACGCAGCAGAATTTAAAGTAAGTCAGTTACCAAAGTATACTGTTCTCGATTCTCATTATAGTGAAGTTAATAGTGACTATGATTCTCTTGTTTATGGTATTTCAACCGCAACAACGGGTTCATATCATGTAACTCATGAGGGTTGGGTTGGTGTTACCACTTACATGGGAACTGAAGGGGAACTAAGAGTTAAGAAAGAAGTTCTTGTTGCAATGTCTGGTATCAACACCGCAACTGATGGACTTGGTGAAGCAATTATCTATCCTACTCCAGAAGGTTGATATAATTTAATATGATTTTTAATGAATTGAATGAGGAAAACTTTCTCTTATTTGCTATTAAAAACTATGAAAATCCTCAAGCAGTAACAAAAGAAGATTTTGATCGTGATTTGAATCACTTTAAATATATTAAAAGATTATTGAAAAGATATAGAAACAGTGGTGAGTTGAAAGTTCATCTTATTCTTAATCACTTCATTGTTCTTTATAATATTTTTGGTGAAGCTGCAACTCCAATGCTTTTTTTTAAAATAGAAAAAGAGTTGTGGTCAGTGATGAAAACTTTTGTAATATTTTTAAATAAACTTCCTGATTATCCTCATTGCTATATTCATGATATTCCTTTAGATCAAAGTTGTTTATTAGAATTGCAAAAGATAACAAATGGAAAAAATTGATAAGATAATTCAAATTATAAGAGAGAACATGGTAGCAAATGCTCCTGGAACTCAAGGTGGTTTTAGTGGTTCTGCTGATCCAAAAGGTCCAGTTGCGGGATTTGATCCAACATTAGGTAAAGTCAAAAAAAGATATATGAAAGGTAAGAGAAAACCCTGGATAGATTACCTAAAATCCACCAACAGAAATGGAACAAGTTAAGGTTGCAATACTAGAACAAAAACTTGAGGATGTAAAAGATATTATTGTTAAGATTGATAATGCTATTGAAAAACTTAGCGAAGTAAATAGTAATGTGAGTAAGATGCTCGCAGTGCATGAAGAAAGAATCACAAAACAAGAAGAGACCGACAACATACTCTTTGCTAAAATTGACAAACTCCGTGATAAAGTTGACAGGGATTATGACAGCATTGTGTCAAGAGTACAATCTATAGAGAAAAGAGTGTGGATGGCAATCGGTGCAATTGCTTGCATATCTTTCATTCTTAACAATATTCGTGCTGTTCAAATCTTGACACCTCAATCTCAAACGTCTATAATAGAGCAGAGAAACTTTAAGGTTTAGTTATGGATTTTGTTGATGTTAAATACATCAATTTGATATCTGCTCGGTTTCAAAAGTTTAAAAAGATAAAGAATAATCTTTATAACTTCAGATGTCCTATTTGTGGTGATTCTCAGAAGAATAAAAGTAAAGCAAGAGGATATCTATATCAAGTAAAAAATAATACAAACTTCAAGTGCCATAACTGTGGAGTTAACATATCATTTAATAATTTTCTAAAGCAAATTGATTCTGTAATCTACAAGCAATATACTTTTGAAAAATTTAAAGATGGTAAAACGGGTAGAAATTTTACTGTAGAAGAACCAGTATTTAATTTTGAAGCACCAAAGTTTAAACCAAAGTTAGATTTATCAAAAGCATCTGAAAATGCTGAAGCAAAAAAATATCTAGAAAGTAGAAAACTTAATCCGGATAAATTTTATTACACAGACAAGTTTAAGTCATGGACAAACTCCTTAAAAGATGTCTTTGACGATACATCCAAAGATGAACCTAGGATTATTATTCCTTTGTTCTATCAAAATACTCTTGTTGGATTTCAGGGAAGATCACTTGGTCCAAGCAAGATTAAATACATTACTGTAATGCTTAACGATGACGCACCAAAAATCTACGGTCTCGATGAAATTGAAAAAGACAAAACTGTATACATCACAGAAGGTCCATTCGACTCCACTTTCATTCCAAACGCGATTGCTCTTTGCGGAGCTGACGGTGATATTAGTAAGTGGGGTATTAGCGATTGTGTGTGGATCTATGATAACGAACCACGTAATGCAGAAATCCACTCAAGAATCTCCCGTGTTATCGACAGAGGTGAGAAGATTGTGATTTGGCCATCCTTCTTAAGGGAGAAGGATATTAACGATATGATTCTTTCTGGACTTAATGTGCAATCAATGATAGAATCGAATACTTACTCTGGATTAGAAGCAAAACTTAAATTTACTACCTGGAAGAAAATATGAGCAACGGAACAAAAGTTAAGAAGCGTGATGGTCGAATTGAATCTCTTGACCTAGACAAGATGCATTTGATGGTTGAAGAAGCGTGTAGGGGTCTTGCAGGTGTCTCTGCAAGTCAAGTTGAGATGAAGTCGGGAATTCAATTTTATAATGGTATTACTACTGGAGAGATTCAAGAGATTCTAATTCGTTCTGCTTCAGATCTTATTGATCTTGATCATCCCAACTATCAGTATGTTGCTGCTCGACTTCTCTTATTCTCTGTTCGTAAACAGTTGTATGGTAAGATGAAAGAACTTCCTACTCTGGAGCAGCATATTATTGATTGTGTCTCTGCAGAGGTTTATGATCATGATATCTATAACAAATACTCTCAAGAAGAGATCGAGAAAGTTGATAGTTTTATCGATCATGATCGTGACTTCTTGTTCACTTATGCAGGTCTACGTCAAGTCGTTGATAAGTACCTCGTGCAGGATAGAAGCAGTGGTGGAGTATATGAAACTCCACAGTTTATGTACATGATGATTGCTTTGACTATCTTTGCAGAGTATCCAAAGGAAACACGTCTCTCATACGTCAAGAGGTATTATGACGCAATCTCAAAGCACAAAATCAACATTCCCACACCTATCATGGCGGGAGTGCGAACTCCGCTTAGACAATTTGCTAGCTGTGTCCTTATTGATGCTGATGACACCCTCGATAGTATCTTTAGCTCTGATATGGCTATTGGCAGATACGTTGCACAAAGGGCGGGAATCGGTATCAACGCAGGTCGAATCAGGGGCCTCAACAGTAAAATCAGAGGCGGAGAAGTTCAGCACACAGGCGTTGTACCATTTCTCAAAAAGTTTGAAGCAACTGTCCGATGCTGCACTCAAAATGGCATCAGAGGTGGATCAGCAACAGTCCACTTCCCAATCTGGCACCAAGAAATAGAAGACATTATTGTTCTTAAGAACAACAAAGGAACCGAAGATAACCGTGTTCGTAAACTTGATTATTCTATTCAAATTTCCAAGTTATTCTATGAAAGATTTATTCAAGACGGTGAGATCACGCTTTTCTCTCCGCATGATGTACCTGGACTTTATGATTCTTTCGGACTCCCTGGTTTTGATGAGTTATACCTTGCATATGAAAAGGATTCGTCCATTCCAAAAAAGGTTGTTAAAGCGCAAGAACTTATTCTCAACCTCCTTAAAGAGAGGGCTGAAACAGGTCGTGTCTATATCATGAACATTGACCACTGCAATTCTCACTCTTCATTTAAAGACAAAGTGAACATGAGTAACCTCTGCCAGGAGATTACTCTACCAACCTATCCTATTAATCATATTGATGATGAATTGGGAGAAATTGCTCTGTGCATTTTGTCTGCTATTAACGTGGGAAAAGTTAAATCGGATGAAGAACTTGAAGAACTTTGTGATCTTTCGGTTCGTTCTCTTGATGAGTTAATCGAATATCAAAATTATCCAATTAAAGCAGCCGAAATTTGTACTAAAGCACGTCGTTCTCTTGGTATTGGATTTATTGGTCTTGCACATTATCTTGCTAAACTTGGATATAAGTATGACTCTCAAGAAGCATGGGATGCAGTCCATGGACTTTCTGAGTCCTTCCAATATTATCTTTTGAAAGCATCTAATCAAATTGCTAAAGAGAAGGGACATTGTGAGTATTTTGGTCGTACCAAATATTCTGACGGTATTCTTCCAGTAGATACATATAAGAAAGATGTAGACGAAATTTCTTCTATTGAGTTGCAGCATGATTGGGAAGGTCTTAGAGCATCTATCTTGGAACACGGGCTCAGACACAGCACTCTGTCCGCACAGATGCCATCGGAAAGCAGTTCCGTTGTGTCAAACGCAACAAATGGAATCGAACCTCCTCGTGGATTTTTGTCCGTTAAGAAATCCAAGAAAGGACCTCTTAAGCAGATTGTTCCCCAGTATCACACATTGAAAAATAACTATACACTTTTGTGGGAAATGTCTGACAATAAAGGTTACATAAATGTAGTGTCTGTGATGCAAAAATTCTTTGATCAAGCCATATCTGGTAATTGGTCATATAATCCAGAACATTTTGCTGATAATGAAGTTCCAGTTTCTGTGATGGCAAATGACTTTTTGACTACATACAAGTACGGGTGGAAAACTTCTTACTATCAAAACACACATGATATGAAGAGTGATGAAGTAGAAGAAGAGAAACCCAATCTTCAAGATTTGCTAAGTGAGTTAAGTACAGTAGAGGAGGGAGAGTGTGAATCCTGTGCAGTTTAAGATTTCTTCCATAGAAGACCAAACACATATTAAAGGAATGACGGTTTTTAATACTGAGCAAGTGAATACCAAGAAGCAACCTATGTTTTTTGGTAAACCTCTTGGAGTTCAGAGATATGATTCATACAAATATCCTGTATTCGATAAACTAACCACTCAGCAACTTGGATACTTCTGGAGACCCGAAGAGGTGTCTCTCCAGAAGGATCG